GTGTCTGGAAATATAGGGGCAAATCCAGTAACTTCTTTGCCCTCCTCATTCTGATGCTTAACGTAGTGCATACCGAAAGTCTGGAAGAACACACCGTTCTGATCCTCCTTGTTGGGGAAGATGCGCAGATAGTTATTACCGTCTTTCAGACGGGTTAGGTCGACGTTGTTGCCTCGTTTGGAAGCAATATCGCCGCGGGTCTTGTTAAGCAGATCAAGTAATGACTTAGACATGTATTTCTCCTTGTTGTGATTATGGCCATGGGCGCTTTGCGCTTGGGGCATTCGCTTGTTCGTGGCTCTTAAAAGCGTACATAATAATAGATCACTACTTACTTACTATCTATCAAAAGTTATCGGGTGGCGGTGAAGCGTTCGGCGCCCAGTCGTTCAATCTCTACGATAGCCATTTTCGAGGCCTGCACGATCATGTCTCTACGGTGAGAGAAGGCGGTGACAGCGTGCTTATAGATGTCAGCGATCAGACGTGCGTCATCCAGTTTTTGGCGCTTCGCAAGGTATTGTGGGCTTGTGCGAACCTTAGCTTCCAGTACCGATTCATTGAACTTTATTCCGTTCATACTCATATTCTTACGTTCAATGTCGTAAATTTTTGCCTCTATGGCATCGAGGGATAGTTTAGCATCTGCAACCTCTCGTTCTGCGCGCGCTAGTTTTGCGCCGTACTCCATCAACAGCCTCGGTTGCTGCCGCCAAACCTCTTCCAGATTGTCGCGATCGAACTCCAGATCGGTCATGATTTTTTCGTAAATTTCGGTGCTCATTTTGTTATGTATCCACTTACTAATTTATATCAATAGTACCATGAAGAAATCAGCTGATGGAGCATGTGTCGTGAAGATGAGAGGGGGTAGGTTGGGTAGAGACGTTTATGTGGCGACGCTGTGAAAAGGAAAATAAATGTTGCATAAACAGAAAGGCCATGCGTTAATGATTGCGTCGGTTTGCAAGACAGACCTTATGAAAGCAGTTTTAGTAAAGCAGTCCGAAGTTCAGGTGTTATCCAAAGATTACCCTTCTCCGTGAGTCTCCTCCTAAGTGCCCAAGTAAGTACCAATCTCTCAGACCAATTTCGCCGCGTTGTGTGGCTCTCAAATAATGAAGGTAATCTCTATGTCTAACAAAATGACTGGTTTAGTAAAATGGTTTAACGCTGATAAAGGCTTCGGTTTTATTACCCCAGCAGACGGCAGCAAAGACGTGTTCGTACATTTCTCTGCCATCCAGAGCAACAACTTCCGTACCCTGGAAGAAGGCCAAAAAGTTGAGTTCTCTATTGAGAACGGTGCTAAAGGCCCGGCAGCTGCTAACGTTGTCGCTCAGAGCTAAACACTTTTGATAATCCCTGTCTCTGCGACCACGAAGACGGCGCAAGCCCGAGTAGACAGAATGGTAGGGATACATAAGTTGAGTAAATCGGTGTGTACACCATGCCGATTTAATCGACACAACGGTCAGCGTATTTCATCAGATCCGTTACTGGATAGTATGCTGACCGTTGTGGCGAAATGCGGGTTTGCCGCATGAATGGTCTTAGGCAGAAGCTAACTGCCGGCTTTGCGAAACAAAGTGCGTAAGAGGGGCGACTTCCTCAAAAAGCGCTACAACCAAATAAAGAAACCCGCCAAATGGCGGGTTTTGTTTTATGCGACTCTTTTACCGAATATGCTGGATAGCGTGGCTTTGGTCTGTCGATGCAGACGATACTTCCTGACATCGCCAATCCTGTTCACTTCCATGAACTCTTTGGCCACCTTCAGCACCAGCCGATTGCGGAACACTTTGAACGCCTCCAACTGTTCCTCTGGGTTATCTGATTCGTAGATCTCCAGCAGATACTGGCACGCCTTCGGATCTTGCGTTTTAAGCGCCAGCGCTCTGGCACATTTGCGCAGACGACTGACTTTATCGGCACCATCCAGCCCGGCGAACGCCAGCGCCAGATCTAACGTGACCGGGCAGTCTATGATTTCCCAGAACTGCGACCGCATGGTGGCCGCAACAGCTTTATCCTGAAAATCCGCGGGGATAGCCGCCAGCGCTTGTGCAATCTTCTGTGCCTCGTTCATGGTGTTCTCTTTATTCATTTGCTAATAGTCTCCGCTACCTCTGCCAGAATTGCTTCCAGCTTTTCGCCTTCCTCTGGGCGAAAGTACAAAATGTTCGGGTTAAATCCGTAGAAAACGGTCACATCCAGCTCTGGCAGATACTCTTTGCGTCCAACCAGATCGGATGGTTTGCTCTTGTTGTTGAAGAGTGACGTCGCCCGGCTGCCACACGTCAGCACGTAGGTCGGACGCACCAGATTGATCTCTTCACGCATAAAGTCGGTGAACTGGCCGATCTCGTCTTTGGTGTAGTCCTTCTCTTTGTCCTTCACCTTTTTGCACACGCCGGTGACGTAGAGATCGCCCATGCGCAGATCGCCTGCAGTAAGCAACTTCGCCTTAAAGTCGTCGTAGCCGTTCTCCATGAAGTAGCCGGTACGCCCATCATTGCCGTTCGCGTGGTCCAGAATGACCATGATTTTCGGCTTAATGCCAATGCTCGGACGTATCAGGTCGTCTCCCAGACCCATTTCGGCCGCCATGCGAGTCATCAGTACATTCACTTCGGCAGAGCGCTTAGGGTTCATCTCGAACGGTCGAGAGGCTTTTACAGCGTCGATCACCAGATTGCCCATCAACTCTGCCTGGTTGCGCAGTCGTTCCGGATCTGTCGCTGGCAGACTGCCAGGCTCAATCGATGCGAACGCACCTACTTTTTGCAGTGACTCGCGTACCCGGCTGTTACACGCACGCTTCTCGACCGCTTCCTCAAATTGCTCAAGTGACTCGAATTTGCCGCCAACTTTCTCACGCGCTCGCATAATTGCCTGGCACCCATTTTCAGAACATCCTTTAACCGCAGAGAACGGGGCGTAAAGTACCTGGCTGCCATCTTCGAGCGTGCGGATCTCGATGCGATTCGAGGACATATTAATGTCGGGTGGCAGTACGCGGATGCCATAGGTTAAGGCATCCTTTACCAGTCCCTGGTGCTTGTCCTCGCCAAGAATGGTGAGCGCTGCGGCGAAGAACTCTGCAGGGAAATGCGTTTTCAGCCACATGGATTGATAGCTGATCAACGAATACGCTACTGAGTGAGATTTGTTAAAGGCGTATCCACCGAACTTTTCAAAGGCGTCCCATATTTCCTGGGCTTTCTCAGGGCTAAGACCTTCCTGTTCGGAAATAACTTTTGCAATTTTCATGTGTTTTCCCGTCGCTAGCTTCAAATGCTTGCTTTTTTTAAGATATTTGCGATTTGAGTGTTAGATATGCCGAATTTTTCTCGCAACTTTTCGTTGGTTGCGCCAGCCTTGCGCAAGGCGACCACCTCAGCTCTTGCTTCGTCATCCAGCTTTTTGGATGCCCTTGAGGCAACGATCGGCCCACCAATACGTGCCCATTTCTTCCCGGTGACGATATGGTGAATATAAAGCTCAGTTAAACCATATTCGGCCGCGAGGTCTTTGTTCAGAGCACCCTCTGACTTTTTAATGCGAATAGCAATGACGACTTCGTTGGTTAGCTTGGCGTTGTAGCGTCTCTCACCAAACTCAACGGTATCGTGTGCAATGGCGTCAGCCATGTTGTCGACTTGAGTGCCATACGCGAGATTGAAGGGCGCATTGTTTGATGGTTTACCGTCAAGATGACGAATAAGTAAGCCTTCTGGTCGTTCTCCGTGGAATGCTGTTGCTACCAGATAATGAACTGTGCGGTCGTATTTGACGCCGTTGACGCTTAGTTTCACGCCAAGATGTCCAAAATCATTGATTACGCGAGGTTTTAGGATTCGCCCCTTCTTCACCCATTTGCCCCCTTTGGGGGCTGTTTGTATAACATCTAATGAGCGAATGCGTCCTAAACTGGATGCTTCGTAATAACCTTCAAATTCAGGAATAGATTTCCAAACTTCTTCCACCGTCAAACTCCAAAATCAACAATATCAGCGTTGTCACTCATCGCTTCGTCATAGGTCCTGCGTTTGCCGTCAGAGCACAGCAGCATGGCCTTTTTGTGGACTTCTACTGTGCTTCCGTCTTCAAGTGACAGTGTCACCCAGCCTGCTTGTGCTCGTTCTACAAAATCGCTGCCGATCGCTTTCATCTTTTCCATGTTCTTCTTACCGATGGCGGAACGCAGAGCATCAGCCTCCGCCATAGAGAATCCAGCGAGCACACGAGAGCTTTTCATAATTTGCTCTTGATAGAGCAAAACGCCGTTAGTTTCTTTGGTTGTTTCCTCAAGACGAGGATGAATTGAATGTGGAGCCATAAAGCCCTTGGCCACAGCAACATAGTCGTCCAACATGCCTGACTGAATTGGACCTGGTCTGAAAAGCGCAGTTGTGGCCACAATGGTTTTGAAGCTCATTGGCTCGATACCACCACCCAGATCTTTGAGTAGCTTCCTCATGGGGCCGGACTCAAGCTGGAACACACCTTGCGTATACCCCGCGGCGAATCCATCAAGTACTTTGCGATCATCCAGTGGGATGGCATCGAGGTTGATGTCCTTACCGGTGCTCTCTTTGATGTAACGTTTTGCGCTATCCAGCAGATCGAGAGTGGCCAGGCCCAGAACGTCCAGTTTGATCAGCCCCATGGCCTCGCAGTATCGTTTATCGAATGCGATGCAACGCGCGTCTCCACGTCGCTCTACAGGGGTACGTTCCGTCAGAGGTACGCCAGCGACAATCACCCCTGCAGCATGGCGGCCGAAGCCACGCATCAGGTTTTGCAACTTGCTCGCCGCCTTAAATGCGTCCGGATGTTTGGTGGCGTATTTGTCCAGGCTGGCCAGCTGCTCGCGCAGCTCCGACAGAGACAGACTGTCATCCTCCAGGGTCTTAAGCTCCTTGGAAACCGCCATATCAGCCGCATCAACGCCATAAATACGTGCTGTGTCGCGCAGCGCGGAAGCGGCGCCCAGATAAGTGAAGTTCGGAATGCCTGCAACATACTCTTCGCCATATCGGGCATTCAGATACTCGATCACCTCATGGCGCCGGGCCTGGCTAAAGTCCAGATCAGCATCCGGCAAGTCGAGACGTTCAGGGTTAATGAAACGTTCGAACAGCAGGCCATGACGGATAGGGTCAACGTTGGTAATGCCGATGCACCATGCCACCAGAGAGCCGGCGGATGAACCACGACCTGGCCCGACCGGAATACCTGTCTCGCGACTATGATTCATCAGATCGCGAACCATCAGGAAATAACCGCAGAATCCCAGGCGAGTGAGCGTTTCCATTTCATACTTGAGGCGATCGACGTAAATGCGGTGCTCGGAAGCTGGTGGCGTGTAGCCAAATTCTTTGTTGCTGAGACGTTTTCGAAGCCCTGCGACAGCCAGTTTCATCAACGTTGCAGGCTCATCGTCTGCCATTTTTGGCAGCGCCGGCGCCATCTCGTGCCAGCGCCATTCGCACGCCTTAACAATGGAGTCCTGCGTTGTAGAAGCCATGGCGGCAGACACAGATACGCCCATACGGACAGAAAACTCTTTCAGAGCCTGCAGCAGATGACGACGACCATTTATTGCATTGTCGCGCTGGTGGGGGATACGCAGCCGGTGTGGCTGATCGACTTTGATATTGTTCATCACCATGTGGGCGATGTCTTTGATATCAGCGTCATCAACCCCTTCGTAATAAGCTGGGTAAAACGCAACGGGCTCGATTTTCAGTGCGCTTGCCACTTTCATGGCTCGCACGTTGATCTGGTCATAGAATGGCGTAGGGTGCGGATAAACTACGCTGTAGAAATTCTCGCGTCCGCCGGCAGTAATCAGCGCGCTAATAATTTTAGCGAAGTCCGGGCGCTGGAATACGCTGCCGATATCCGAAGTCAGCAACAGTATATTGCCTTTAGCGTAAGTAGCTGCCAACTGGTCGAGCGCCAGGCGTGGCACGAAGTAAAACTGCTCGCGGGTATTGGCTAAAGTCATTAGTTCGCAAATGTCGCGATAACCTTGCTCGTTTTTAATCAGTGCGGTGAAGCAGTAGTTACGTCCACGCTCCAATGATTCCATACATCCATTAGACTCTTTAGCCAGTTTAGCCCGGTACTCGTATGTTGGATCGTCGACAACATTCAGCTTAACACCACAGATCACCGCCATCTCATCGCCAGCTGCTCGCTGCAGGGGGATAACGCTGGCGATATTCATCGTGTCAGCAGAGATAACCGCGGTATAGCCAGCCTCCTTTGCCACCTTTACTGCGTGCTCTGCTTTCAGTGCTGATTCTCCCAGGGAAAAATCAGTCCTGACCATCAGTGCTTTCATGTGTTTTTACCTTCTGTTTTTTCTTAATTTTGTCGTTGGGGAAGCCGACGAACTTCCCGTATATCGAAATCGCAACTCCTTTGGCTGCCTGGTGGCAGTCAGGCCTGTGAGCGCATGACAAACAGGCCGCGCCAGTTTCAGAAGCTGCGATAAGAGATCCAAAACAACCTTTACGCACGATTAACCGAAGATTTTCTGAACCACTTCACGCGCCGCTTGCGCAGAGGTGGAGGGGAGTTTATTGATGAATGACTTCTCGATGCCGGCTGCGAAATCACCTCGCATCATTCCGATTTTTGCGGACAGAAGCAGCTCACGCGGGCCGATTGGTTGGCTGATCAGGTGTTGCTCATACCCGTCTCGTACCAGATTGGCGAACTTAACCATTTTTTCGGCGTATTCACGGATGATTCCCGCTTCAACCAGCATGTTCACCTCAGCACCAGGCTTCATGTACTTGACGTGAGATACGATGCCAAAGCGAGAGAAGTTAGCCGCGTTCTGGATGTTCGTTCCTTGATAAAGCCCCGTTTCATCACCTGAACCATTAGTGTTGCCTGTACCGATGAAGGCGAAGCGCTTATGCGGAGCCACGCGGCGCCAGTCTGGCGTCGCTTCTTTGATTACGAGTGGTTCGCCTTCCAGAACTGGCTGGTAGATCCCCAGAATCTGCGGGAACGCAAAATCGTATTCGTCTGCCAGATAGACCCAACCGTTCTTCATCGCCAGCGACAGAAGCCCAGGTTCAAAGTAGGTTGTGCCTTCTCGCGCCAGAATCTGGCCCGTAATATGGGCTTCCTCAGTTGATGCCGTATGCTGTGAGCGGATAACCGGGCGATTCAGGAGCGCGCAAAGCTGGGTTGGCAGGGAGGTTTTCCCCGTACCAGCATGACCCCACAGATAACCAGGAATGCCGATCTCCAGCATCATGAAGATGTCTTTAATCAGATCGAAGTCGCCGTATACATAGCCGGCTTTCACTTCTGGCACGAACTCCGGATATGGCGTGTTGATGTTGACCGTCACCTGAAGGGGTTTGCCTCGGGGCGTGCCAAGTTCCTTGATAGTCAGGCCAAGCAGCTCGTGCGCGGCGACAAGCTCTGTTTTGTATTCGACTGTCCCTGCATAGCCAGGGTGGGAACTGATATCCGCGATTTTGCCGTCTGCGCCAGCCTTCTCAGAGCGTTTATTCTTTAACGCCTCAATGGCCTTTGGAGACAGCGTTGGTTCCCCGGGGAATGCTGTGGTGTACATTTTCACTACGTCATCCACACCAAGCCCTTTGGCTTCTTCCGGAATTCCTTCGCAACGACCCATCGAAATGTGGGATTTGAGGTGATGGAATGATTTTCCGCACCATTTGCAGGTGACGGCATCAGAGTGGGCGTCTTGTGGTAGCGCAGTCGCGGTCATGTGTTTTTCCTTACTTGTTGTCGTTTCTTGGCTCTATTCTATACGAATGTATCAGGCTTTATAGTAACTAGTTACTTATTTTATAGGGCGCAAGATTTACTCTAAAATGATACGAGATAACTCACTGACAACTGACGTACCCAACTCTTCGACCTTATTCACCAGTGCATAGTTTTTGTAATACCGGCGCGGCGCGTCCGTAAGAATGCCAATGGCCAACAGGTTGATGTCACTTGTGTTTTCGATGTCATTCGTTACAGAGCGCAGATGGTTACTAAAGCCATCCCCCGCAGCGCATGGGGCGCCGTCGCTCTGCACAATCATGATCTTCTTGTCTTCCATACGCCCTGCAAACAGAGAAGCCAGCTGTGCGATGCTCTCGCCATCCACGTTGTTTAGCAGGGGGAAAGTCTCCGCCACACAGCCCATACGAGCACGTATCTCTGGGGAGTTCGCTTTCTCATGCCAGTTTTTAATAATCGGCAGCATAAGCGCTTCAAAGCGGCTAAACCCACGTTTCGACATAGTTGCTACATCCGGATTGCCATAAGTAGTGAAGCCGGTAATGACGTTCGGAACGTGGATACGATCTAGGGCGTCAGCCAGTGTGTATGCGGATGCCAGCGCGAGCTCGATTTTTCGACCGCCCATTGAACCTGACAAATCGATGACCTGTTGAACGCACGCGTTCACGGCCTTGTGGTCTTCTTTTCTCCGGAATACCCGATCGTCATTCATCGACAGTCGGTAAAGACTCGCCCCATGTACGCGTCCACGACGCTGGCCAGGGATGAACTGAACACGGTTACGACTGGCGATCGCGCGCTCCAGGTCTTTGGCCAAGGTAGATGACACCGAGGAAGACAGATGTCTCTCCACCTTCATCTCAAACAGTTTTCTGCCCTCTGGAACAATGCGGTAGCGGTCTACGGGCGAATACATAGGGATTGCGCCAAAAGCTTTTCTGGCGCGCTTAATATGCTCTTCTGCCTCGTCAATTGGCCCCAGGAAGTCGTAGGAACGATTGTATGGCCGGTAATCAGATAGTGACGCGCTGGCCAGCTCCGACTTGATCGCCGACGCCAGCGCATCTTCGGTTGAAGAACCTATCTCTTCATCGACGTTTTCTAATGCCTTGAGAGCATCATCAAGAGACATATCGTCAGCGTGTGGGGCAAAGCCGGCATCGCTTTCATCTGAGGTGTCCCGATCCCCTTCATCCTTCTCCTTGCCACCGTCTTTATCTGCCTTACCTTCACCGTCTTCGATAGCTTCGCTGTCATCAGAGGAGCTGCCATGCCTGTCCTCTGAGCCATCATCCGTGGACGGACTGTAATCCCCTTCATCATCTACTTCTTCCCCTACATCCGAGCCCAGAGATGTAACAGGATCATCAGCTGTCGTTTCTTCGCTGTCAGGCAAGTCGTCAACATTTTCATGGCCTAAATCGCCATCGTCAGGTTTACTTTCTGTATCATTTATTACTTCATCACTGTTAGGTATGTACTTACTTATCGATTTGTCTGATTTTTCATCATCTTCATCGTCAGAGCTAAACTCATCAGGAGTGCTATCGAGCCCCTCTTCGTCACAAACCTCAGTATCGTCTCCAGCAGCCGGCTCATCTGAACTGTCTTCTTCTGGTTCGGTCTTTTTGGTTAAAGAGGATTCACGTTCAGGTAACGGGCCTTCTGGCATCTCAGTCATTTCACGAAGGATCTTAGCCATTGCTGCTGCAACCTTGACGCAATCCTCAGTGCTATCCATACGACGGACAGCTTCATCGACGCCAAACTCTTTCAGAACGGCAATAGGTTTATCGATGAGGCGCCAGTGCTCCTCCATGAAATCAGCAAAAGTTGGTTGGCCATCCCACGCCCGTAGAACCGGACAGAGGAAGAACTTTAGAAACAACTCGCGTTGATCCCCGCGGCACATCGCTACCGCCTTTTTAATGTGGGGATTAAAATATTTATCAATCATTAGGTTACGTGTGGACAATAGGTTCCGCCGGCTGCCGGTGAACACTTCACTCATGCGACGTTCGATGTAGACGTCTTCCAGGGCGTTCCAGAGTCCGAATGCCTTTGTGTTGCGCATTTTCTTGACGACTTTTTCGTCTGTGAAAAGGAGATGGCCAACCTCGTGATCAAGGAATCCACGTATGGCATTCATAAGCGCAGGGCTTGCGTCATCTGGTATGGATGGGATGTTAACCATGACTGGCTCACCCTTTTTATTGTAGCGAACGTATGCTGTGTCTCCGCATTCAGCTACAGGAATATTCTTGCCCGAAAGAAGACCAACGACGCGTTTTACGGAATCGCGGAAGTCCTGTACCTCTTTGAGTACAGTTTTGCTGGGTTTGGTTGCCATGTGCTTTCCTTATCGAGTAAACAAATTGTTTTCAGATATAAGAAAATAACACTGCGCGAACAGGGGAGGAAGCAATTCGCGCAGGGGATCAATGAGTTATAGGCGGGTTATAAATTTTAGTTGATTCGAACCGCGAAAGAGAGGTCGCCAGTATTGATCAGCGTGAAAGAGCCATTTTCCAGGGAGAACCGGAAAACAGTAGCGTCGCGCGCTCTAACGTTTACCTGGTGATTTGGTAACTCAGATAGTACTTCTGCAGCCTCCAGGTGTGTCAGCGCGAAAACATTGCCTACATTCAGAGCAAGTAAATTAGATGACAATTTTTCCATTAATAGCATCCTAATCAACAGGTTTCATTTGGAGGTGATGGTACTACCTATTGATATAAAAGTTAATAAAAATGTATCGTAATGTCTTAAACAAAAATAATCAAAAAAATCAACAGAAGTACCGGATTTTATTAATTTATACCTTATTTCGCGTGATTTATGTGCGATAATTGCCTACAAATAGCCGGATGTAAGACTTTACAATAATAACCGTTGCTGTAATATCGGTAAGTACTTACCATACAATAAGATCACACGAGGATAGTAACTACAATGACAATGGCCGATGAGAAGACCGCTCGTTACGTCGCCTACATCGATTCTTTAATCACTGTTTCGCCGAAAAGTCAGTCGGCGATCTCCCGTGAGATTGGTTACAAGAATCCCAACATTTTGTCCCTGATAAAAAAGGGAAGAATTCCGCTGCCGGTAGAGAAAGTGCTACCACTGGCAGAAGCACTGAATGCAGACCCAGTACGTCTCATGATGATGGTTCTTGAAGACCGTCAGCCTGAGCTGGCAGATTTTTTACGAGACCAGGGCATCGCGCCGCTGACTCCGGAAGAACGTGAGGTTCTCGCAGCTTTCCGCAACCGCTTTCCGGCTCAAACTGATGGTGTTGAGCAGGTTGTCGAAGCAATTAAAAAGCTATGAGAAGTTTACTCTGATCAGCTCGGTGGATAGGCGATCTCCCTTCATTTTGTGGTCAATTTCTTCTAAATCTGGTTGCTCAACAATCGACGAGATGTACGATGAGAAGCTCTCAAGGGCTTCTCGCATCTGATCCATGTAGTCATATCGGTCGTATACACGGTCGATACCTTCCAGACTATGATTCATGATCTTACGTGATACTTCCTGTGAAATATTAAGGGCAGGAAAGTAGCTGCGTGCCGTTCTACGCAGATCACGTGGGGTAAACGACTCCACCTCCCCCAGCTCCGGCCGCTCCAGAATCCGCCTCAACGCCTGGGCTATTGCCACCTTTGACATTGGCGTATCAGCTTTCTTTTTGTTCGACGGGACGAGCCACTGGCTGCCGGCGCCATAATCAATCAATTCTTCTACGCACTTCCGCATCAGTGAGCTCATCGGAAGGGTGTGCGACCGGGCCGATTTGTTTCGAGATCCTTGATTCCATACATTCAGCTTAAGGTCGAACTCGCTTACTCTGGCCCGCAGCACTTCATCTGGACGTCTGGCAGCTACGAGGCAAAGCCTTGCCGCCCATTTCGTGCCTGGACATACGTCGAAATAGTCCCAGACATTCCAGAATACCCAAACCTCTGCGTCCGTCAGGCATCGTTCCCGCGGGGCCGTCTTCGCGCCGCCGGCAACTTTGTTCAGCGACATATCATTCAGAGGCGATGTTTCGATAATTCCCTGGAAGGCACACCATCCCAGGAACTGCTTCATGATGGAAAAAACACGGCGACCCATCACGATCTTCCCTTCAAGGATCAGCGGGTTGACCAGCTGATTCACCATTATTCTATTCAGGTTACTTACTTTTTCCTGAGCGATATGCGGGAGAACATGTATCAAAACACAATGGACAGCTATCTCGGGCCGGCGGCGAGTTATCAATAATGATAAGCGAGTGAATAACATGAATGCGTCGGCGAAAGTCAGATCGGCTCCCTGCATCGAGACCGATCTGGCATCCATCTGCGATGCCCGATCCAGATAGGTGATCGCTTCCTGTGACGTGTTTTCCGCTGCGCGTGCTCTGTCAAACGTGTTTTTCATAATCTGGCCACTGTATGACGCTTTTTATACTGTGTTTATATACAGTATATTAGGCATTGTTTTTATTGAGATCAACCTAAAATACCCTCTTTTGTCTAATGATTCCATACCTACCAAGTATGGAATCATAGAAAGCCTTTTTTTTGAAAATTAGTCATCTGGGCAGAGTCATTCATTTCCCGTTTGTTTGTTTGCGACATCACCCTTGTCTATGCGTTATGTCCCATCGTTGTCCGGTGCCAGTTCAGTCATGTTTGCGTCTATGGCTGTCTCGATGCCGCCTGGTCTCGAAGGGGGTACTTCGTCAATTCATGATATGATAGCTTTAACGGTATAGCTATGAAGGAATCATAGATGATGACCTTAAAATATTATTTACGGCACTGCTTATGGGGATGGTGTGGTTATGGCTATCTGATCTACTTTATAGTGCGCGATATGAATGACGGACTCATTTTTCCTGCCTATGCTCCTTATATGCCATTTGTGGTTACATATCTTGTTTTAAGCGCCATCCTGTACCCATTCTCATATTATACTTCGGAGAAACTAGCCCTTAAGATAATGACCAAACCCTTTTGGGATCGTCACATTGGCGTGAATAGCGGTGTGTATGGCATGTTCATTATTTTGTGGTTATTTTGCATGCCGCTTTCTGTACCGTTATTCCTTGTATATTTATGCATACGCGCAACGACTAGATTAAGTGCCTAAAAATATGAAAATTATCGTAATGGAACCACGCTACGAATGAGAAAGGCATGGAGCTGCAGGTAACTACGGGTTTGTTAATTTCTGGAAGGCTTCAGCGTATTTGGCAATGTCATTCATTATTCCATTGTCATTTGCCGTGTTGTGAGCATTATTTGGGAAGATGGCCAGCAGACTATACACGTCCTGAAACTTGGCGTGCTGGGTATAAACGAGGGCGCGGTCGCTTGTACAGTTGAACCTGTTTCGGTGACTATTTCGTTCTTGCTTGGTGAATAAGAGATGAACGTGGTAAACACGAGAGGAAACTACAGAACCAGGTTCGGTATAGGGGCCATCTTTGCCAAAAACGGCCGGATAAAAGCCGTTCTTAAAACTCACAAAATCAGTAAGTAAGGAGGTCTCCAGATCAGGCATTACTCTGAAGACCGGCTCCAAAAATTGGGCGTAACTATCACTGTTCCATGTGACTTTCATCGATCAGCCTTAATGGAAGGAGAAGTTTGCGAAGACGTCCTCATCAATGAGACCTGTCTGCGATTCGATAACCTCAACTTCGTTAAAGCACTGATTTAAAATCATCAGGAGGTCAGAAACCGCCAGACGGTACTCAGTGATAGCATCACTCAAGCGTTTCAGGTACGGATGTGGCTGTTCAGCATCACGGATGAACTTGTTAACGAAGCCTTCTAAACCGCGTATGGACAGGTCAACGTTCTTCAAGTCCTCGTAACGGCTTTCACCGAAAGATTCGCGGATTTGTTCCGCACTGTAACCTGAAATGCTATGGGTCAACTGAACGTGTTTCGCCGTCAGCTCTGCGAGCCTTTGTTCAATATCCGCAAGTTGAGCTGCGGTGTCACTCTCAGCAACCGGAATGCCTTCCGTTTGCGGCAGTCTGAACTCATGGGAATCTGCAAAACCGGGCCTCGTCGACCTTGTGATGCCGCCGAAACGGGGACGCATCTTAAATTTTGTGTGTACACGCTTCGGGAATGCTTTCGGAGTGCTATTTGCATTCGAAAAGCGTGAAGCGTTAGAAGTCACGGTAGCAAGAGCATTGCTAATGACATTCATATCTTCCAGGCAATTTTCTAAATGCATAAAACCTCTTTACAGCTAAATGGCTCGTACCTAAGTGTACGCTCTGTTATCAAAAGCGACAAATCAAAACGGCCCCAAACGGAGCCGTATTGTATTACAGAGTGCTTGCGAAAGCAGCAAATTCTGTGTAACCGCCGATTGGAACATCGTCCAAAAACACCTGGGGAATGGTTTCTACCGGCTTCCCAACCATGTCACTCAGCTTTTGTTTATCGATCCCGGCAGCGACAATATCGATGTACTGATATTCGCCATATCCATGCCCCTGCAGCTGCTTTGCCAGCTCAACTGCCCGCTTACAGAAGGAGCAATTATCTCGGCCATAAATCACACACTTCATTGTTTTGCCTCGTTAAATCTTTGTTTTAAGAGATATCCTTCAAGTGGCCAGATTTTAGCGACTGCGTTCTGGCGCGCAATCTTACGACCGATCTCCGGATCAAAGTTTTCCGGGCTTGCACAAGCTGATTCACCGGTAACGATGAATCCGTTCTCCAACACCAGTACACAAAACGTCAGTAATTTAAGCGACTCAAGATGGGGTCGGTTCCGGCTGAGGGCGAAAT